CCTTGTCTTGGTTTCAAAAAAAAGGGGCGAGTTTCCCCGCCCCTTCTCTTGGTGAATAACCTATTTCTAGGTCGTTACATTTGCCAGGTAACCAGAAGATTTCTGGTTCTTGGACATAAGACCAGCTTCGTAGACCAACATCTGACGCTGACTGTCACCAGTGACGGCGAGATCAACGGTTTTAAAGTCACGAAGCACACCCATCGCCCAATGATCCATATCCAGAATGAAGACATCCTGGCTACGGGCTTGGTTACGATTAGGCTGGATCTTGAACGTACCAAAGTCACTGACATAAACGTCAACAGCCGCGACAACGTGTGCCGGGGCTACTTTGTCAGCAGCGGTACGAAGGCTGGAAACACTCTGAGTCAGATCAGAGATCGCCTGTTTTATATCAGGCTTACACATGATCACATCAGGGTCGCCACCAGACTCGTATGCTTCTTTAATGACGGTCTTGATACCGGCTTCGGTGATGCTGTTGTCAGTCGTAGCATCCGTGGCCGCATCAGTTCCGTTACCGGAAGACGCAGCTCCCGCTGCCGTGCCAGAACCTAGCGAATGGTAGTTGGTCGCGATCCATGCCGGAAGACCAGCAGTGATACGAGCAGTACCCGTTGCGCCAGCGTTACGAGCGACGTTGGAGGTCAGCATGAACTCAATGTCACGCTTCATCCGTTTCGCTTTTTTCGCAAGCTGGTAAGCCTGGGACGATTTGCGACCGGCGTAATCGACGGCCTCGTTCGTGCCAGAGGTCTGGATGATGTAACGCGAGATCTGGGTGTAGTTGCCTACACGAACCGGGTTCTCACGCGCATCTGCGGAAGTTGAGTCCTGTCCGTCACCTTCAAGCTGACGGTTAGCGCCACCTGCGGCGATGGTATCAGTCTGCCACTCGAAAAACGTGTTATCCACGCTCTGCTTGGAACAGCCGCTCAAGAACGGCGTATCCAAAGGAGCAATGTTGTAAATCACGTTGGCAAGTGACTCCCTGATACCGATAGCACTATAAGTTGTGCTGGTATTTGTTGGGATTGCCATTTTTTATCCTTAAAAGAAAAGTTATACGTAATCTTCCAGGAGAGCTGCCGCGTCATTGACGTTGCCGGTCTCTGAAAGTCGGTTTCTCAGCGCCGCACGTTTACTTTTAGACTTAGATTTGGCTGTTGCTGCTTTACTGCCGCGAATGACCTTGGGTTTGTTCTTGAGTTTCTTGGCCTTTGGATTGGCCTTTACCATCTCGTCGTACAAACGGGCCTTGTTCAAAACAATAAAGGATCGATGGTCAATAAGACTCTCGATCTCAGCGTCTTGGAAGCCCACAGATGAAGCGTAGGAACGCAGCTCACCGGCAAGTTCTTTCTGTTTGCCAGGATCACCCCAATCCGGTAGTTTTTCTACCAGAGCGGCGTGTTCCTGTTTGACAGACTCTTGCCAGTTCTGTTGTGCTGCGGCCTCGTTTTTCGCAATCACCTGTTGCTGTTCGTGTTGAACTTTGGCGATCTTTTCCTGGGCCTCTCTCAACTCTTCTCGTCTGGTTACAAACTCAATCGGGTCTTCCGCTTTAAGGCGTTCCCAATCTACGGTTGCAAACTGATCGAGGTTAGAGTTTTCAATCATCGACTGAAGTTGTTGTGCGTACTGCTGTCGCTCTGCCTGAATCTGCTGCATCTCGGAGGTGTACTGCTGTTGCAGTGATTCCATCTGCTTTCGATCTTCCGCGAGAGCTTGGCTTTTCCTCGTAAACGAGGAATTGCGTGAATAGCCCTTTAGGAGTTCGTCAAGGCTGACCTCTATCTCTTCACCATCAACTTTGATGGCGTAGACGGGTTCCTCTTCGTCCTCTTCTTCAGACTCTTCGTTTTCAGACTCTTCCTCATCCTCTTCGGACTCGGATTCGTCTTCAGAAACCGCCTCAGTAGATTCGTCTGGATCTTCTTCCGTGGACGTTAATTCTTCTTCGGTCGGGGCGGCCTCTTCTGCCTCTGGAGATTCTTGCGAGTCCAAAAGACCTAAGAGTGCCTGGTGTGCCGAGGCGATACTGCCCTCGTCGGTTATTACGGGTGCTTCATTCAGCGCCGGTGCTGCTTGCGTGTCGGCCATAGTGTGCTCCATGAAAAAGCCCCACCTGAGTGGGGCCAACCAGCGTCCTTGCTGGCTCGTTTCGCGAAACGAGTTTCGTTAAAAAACAGTCTAAATCTTGTCGGTCATTTTCCCGGTTGTCACAATGGAATCAAAGTGACTCTTGAAACGACCCAAGGTCTTTAGACTCAACCAGAGCCTTTCTCTGGTTTCAACATCGTGATCAGATGAGTGTTCCCAACTGATCAGGATTTCTTTTGCCAACAGATCCCATGCTTCATTGATCATGGGGTCGGCTAAAATTCTTTTTGCAGCTTCGAGTCGTTGGCTTTCGTCCATAAAATTTTACCGTTGGTTTTGCTCTTGCCACCACTCTTCCTCTGCACGAAACAACTGTTGCAAAGTATTTTTATCAGCCAATAGCGACTGGTCGGTTCTGCTGGGCCTCAAGTGCCAGCTCTTGGGCCTTGAGTTGTGCATCGACGCTTGCTTCTTGAGCATCGACCTGAATCTTTTGTGCTTTGATCTGTACATCAGCGGCTTTGATCTCCAGTTCTTTCTGCTTCATCTGCATCTCCATCTGAGCCATCTGCTCCTGTGGGGATGGACCTTTCGGCGGCATTTTGCTGGGATCGTTAAGGAACTGGCTTACGTCTTTGAATCCCATGTTTTTAACGAGTTGAGCGCCCATGTTGTAGATGTTCTGCTCGGTAACAATCGAGAGACCGCCGGACATCGCCTGTGACGCAAACTGGATCATCTGAGACAAATGCATCATCTGCTGATCCTTGTTGCCATGTCCCAAGCCAACCTGAACGGAGCAATCCATTTTGTTTCGCCACATTGAGGGGTCTACGGGAACCCACTCATTGCGAAGCTGAATAACTGATTCCTTGTCCTGGTTTTTGTTGACCAGTTCGTAAATCATGTTCGCCATTTGTTTTACGCCGGTATCCGCAAAGAGCCGGGCGATCAGCTCGACACGCTGCTGTGCCGCTGTCATTACTTGGGCCACCTGAGTCGCAGACGTATGCGAGGTGAGCGCGTTGGCATCGAGTCCTTGGCTCATCTTGGTCATGCCGGAGCGTTCTTCCCGGATGCTGTCGATGTAACCGAGCATCTCAAAGACGTAAGGCTGGAGCTGCGGAGTCGGTAACGGTTGCACCGCGCCCTGTGCCTTGGTGCGTACAATGCCGCCAGGTCTTTGGGTCAGAAGGTCATCAAGATTGACCATTCCCTCTTGGACGGCCACGCGCCCGGAGTTCTGTAAATACATATTGTCGAGAAGGTTCCGCATAAGAACCGTCTTGATCAGTTGCAGATCCATCACCTGATCCGCGATGGACATCCCGAAGAACTTGTGGGCCATCGGGATCGGACACAAGGTCGCAAACGGCACTCCATCTACCGGGTCATTCGCGAGTACCTGATTACCGCAAGTCAGGATACGGCGCAGCTCGGACAAGCCGCCCTCGATCTCGACCCGCATATAACTCTCAAAAACCCAAACCTCACGCAGAGCGCCCTCGCCTTCTTCAACGTCAAAAGGCCAGCCCTGGGAGTTATCAAACTGATGACGGGCGTTGCTCTCCTGATTCATGTTGTAGTTGGAGAAGTCGCTGCTGCCAATCAGCTCCTCGTCTACCTCGTAGCCCATTTCGCGGAGTTCCGCGAGCGTCATGCGACTGCGGTGACAGACAAAACGCGCCTCTTCGACGTTCTTGGCTTCGCGGGAAATCAAAAACTCTTCTGGCGCAATGTTGACGATTTTGACCGCACCCTTCTTGACCTGACGCTTGATAACGACATCGTGAAGGGTCGGGTTCATGAGTGCTGCTTCTAGCTCATCAACGATGTCATCGCCTTCAGGCGCTTCTTCGCTTTCGCGGCGCTCGGTGTGCTCAAGAACTTCTACCTCGTCGGGCCGGAGAAGGTTCTCTAGCTCTGCGTCGGTGAGATCGTGGTACTCCTCGCGGTTTTTCTTTTCAGTTTCGTCCCAGAAGACTTTGATGATGCCGACCTTCTCCAGGAGGGCGTCAGAGATCCATGTGAGGAAGATTTCAGACCAGTTGTTTTTGCGGGTCAGAATCCAGTTGATGTAATCGGTAGCCTGTTTCGCGGCGGGTACATCCTCCGGGCCTTCGGGGAGGAACTTAACGACCTCATCGCCGCTCGTGAAGACGCGCATCAGGGACGGCTTGATCCACTCAATCGTGTCCATGACGGTGGTATCAACTACTTGGGAGCGGCCTTCGACCTCGTTGCCGTAAGGCTGCGAGGTATAGCGCAACAACGCCTCTTTGCGCTGTTCTGAAATCTCGTCCTCGTAGCCGAGCGCAGCGTTCACCTCGTGGTGGATCTTCGCTAGGATTTCTTCGTCTTCAAGTTGTGCCATTCAGATACTCAGGCATAAGCCAATAGTGGTTTTCTGTCATTCATCGCAAGTGGTACGCCTTTCTCCTGTAAGTCCTGGCGCATTTCGGGTGTTATGTCGATGTACCAGAGATTTTCTTGGTTTCGTTCAATAAATTTTTCAGCCTCTTCCCGTGTTTCAAACGCTTTAACAAAGTCTTCTGGAAACTCAGTCCATATTTCGTAGAGAAGTTCCGGTCTTATCTTTCGTGAAGGGCCAAGCTCTCCCTCAATAATTTGCATTTCAGCACTTGGAACTTTCTTCGGCTCCACCCCGTATTTCTTCAGGAACTTCTTAGCGAACTGCGGAATCTTTTTGTCGTATAGGTTTTTGTGGAACTCGCCTCCGACTTCAAGATCAACGCCGGATAACGTCAGACTATTTGGGGCGGCTCCACCAATAAACATATTCAATTCTGACCATTCTCTAATTTGGTCTGGAGTACCTTGCCCGGTTATATTGCCACCTGTTGCCGCCTTTATTTCGGCTATCCGTTTTTCTGCGTCCTTCACTGCCGTTGAGGGAGGATTGTCATCAATATGTTTTCTTATCCTGTCTGCAATCTCTTTGCCAACGTAGTCATCAAGTTGCGATAACTGGACATTGGAATTACTGAGAACACTATCGCCATCTTTAGTGCCACTGATATTTACAGAGCCGGGTATTCCGTAACCTACAAACAACTCATCTATTTGCTTCGCCAGGTTGTACCTATCCGCTTGTACAGCACCGGAAGTCCAGGTGATGCGATCTACGGAAGGATCGTTGATGCCTTCCATGAGGAAGCGTTTAAAAGAGAGTTCGTGCCAGTCTTTTTTGTAAGGTGCGTCGGGAACTTTTCCAGACGAAAGAGACATTGACCTTAAATCATTTCTGATCGAGCTACGTTCTCTTACTAATTTAGCTTGTTTTTCTAAAAGAATTTTTTGCTCTGGCGTTGTGTATTTCCTAGTAGATAAATTTCCATTGCGATCAATGTTGCCAATCGAAGCGTAGTCGTTGTCTACATTTTGGTTTCTATCAGAATATTTAAGGCCGCCTTCTGGATGATCCGAGATCATCACGTTTAACCCTGATGTATCTCCATCCAACTTTTTCAATAAACCGACATCATCATTACCAGCGATCTGCTGATTACTGGCCCTGATTGCTTCTTGAATTTCAGTAAGTCGGTTTTCAAGAACTCGCTTTTGTTCGACATCAACGTAACCCTTCTTCTGCCCTTGCTGATGCCAATCAGATTGGAATTCTTCTGCGTGTAAGGCGCTGACACCACCGACATCACGCTTGTTGGTACGGATGTGGGCTAGGACGTTGGGTTCGTCCCAATGGGTGCTTTCGTAGTTTGCACCGGGGCCAACAGGGCCGATACCCGCTTCAAAATCCTGTAAATAGTTTTGGTATCGCTCAAGGACATCTTCTCGCGGCAATAATCCAGGTCGTTGTGCTGCTAATTGACTTTCGTAATCCTCAATCGACATGGGGCGCACTGGCAACTGCACCAGAATCTCTTTTGGCCCTTCGCCGCCTGGGAGGTTTAGCCTTTCGTCGTTGCCGTATCTCGTAACATTTGCGGGCTGATCTTGCCTTCCCCAAATATCCCTTACTACGATTTCGTCCCAATCATCCTGATCCGTAAGATTAGGGAACTGCCTTTCCAAAGCCCGATAAGCATCACCGTCATTTGCGATTGTGAGCGCAAGGTCATCAGCATTAACTGCGTTCCTAGCAGCCCTCATCACTTCAGGTATCGCAAACGGACTGTCAAGATTCACAGCACCTTTCGTGTCTACTGCGGTCTTAACTGTCTCGGTCAGCTCTATCGGGTTCCACATGGAAACCACTTCTTCTTGCGTGAGCGTACCGGGGGCTTCTTCGAGCCTCTGGATCAGACCCGTCTGCTTCGCCTCTCGCGTTGCACCGGGTTCTTTCTTCAGGTGTGCCAGGTATTGCTGGCTCGTGCCTTTGCCGGGAGCCGTGGTCAGGGCTTTACCTGATGGGGAGTAAAAGCCCATCTTGCTAGGACTGCCCATCCCCAACATCAGGAACGGCGCTAACTGCTCATCTGTCACTTCAGGGATCGACAGCGGCCCCAACCCCAAATTTTCAGATGCCTGAGAGACTGCCTGACTCAGTTGATTTGTTTGAGGCGCGATCAGGCCACCGGCCTGTAACGCGGCATCCTGAATAAAAGGCGTAGTCGGGTTTATCGCACCGAGTGCAGTTACCGGATTACGGGTCGCCGCGAACTGCTGCATCCCTTGATTGAACTGATCCCGTAAACGCCCAGGGTACTCCTGAACGTAATCCCAAAGACTCGGCATCTATACGATCCCTAATGCCGGATACTTGAGGTCTCCTTTCCACGTG